ATACTCGGCAGTAGGTGCCATTGCCTAGCTCACTGCCTGCTATGCGGTACTCTGCATAGACGATAGGAGCGGCAGTCGGATAGATTGCCAGCATACCATCCTCGAAGAAGTTCTCCGCGTAGGCAGTAGCAATTTCCAGGTCCACGTACTCGGCACCTATAGCAGCTGCAGTATTGGCATCACCTTCGTAGCCATCTACGTCCTCCTCACCAGTAGCACCAGGCGCTGCGTTGGCATTGCCCACCAGACGAGCGATTGGAGCACCAGTGGAGGTAGCACCGAACTTCCCGTACCTGAACACTCTGCCGTCGGCGTACTCCAGCCGAGTGTTCAGTGGGTAGAGTTGAGTCACAGACTGGGCGTAGATGTCAGGGTCTCCCATACTCCCCAGTCCTCGCACACAGTTAGTGGGAAGCCACAGGCTCTTGCCGTTCTTGTTGATGACCTTGGCAGTTCTCTTTATGATGCTGATTGTCACCTGAGTTACTCCTTCTCTACTTTACGTAGCGCGCTGCTCCTGCTAGAGTCAGCTACCTTCCGTCACCGTGCTATATTCAGTTGTCCAGTGGAGGAGGAGTTGCCCTAGCCATCTACGTCCTCCTCCACTCCTAGCCAGACTGGGCTAGACCAGTATCGCTGCGTCCTCTATGTCCCAGATACGGCCCAGGACGTGAGAGGACGGCAGAAGCAGGGCTCCATAGTTGATGAGCCTGATGCCTCCAGCGTCGAAGTCTTCCAGTTCAGGGAAGCGGACTATCTTGTAGAGGTCTCCCTGTGCGCCTCCCTCTATGTTGGCGTAGGCAAAGACCAGGCCAGGATTGGAGCCGTCCAGAGCGCCACTGCCACGCCTGACTCCAAAGATGCTGTACTGCTTGTCTCCTGTGGAGTGCAGTGCACGAGCATCAGAGGAGGCACCAGTGCCAGTGTTGGCCTGCTCTGCTACCAGGTAGTCAGTGCGGATGATAGGAATGCCGTCCCAGAACAGCACCCGCTTACCTATGTCGTTGTAGCCAAGAGTCAGGAAGCCCAAGTTGCCAGCAGTACCAGTAGCCAGGCCCACGAAGCCCTTCTCCTGATAGGCCGCGTCCAGCCAGCGGATTATCTCGAAGGGCGCTAGGAGTTCATCTACTCCAAGCAGCATAGCATCTACCATGACTCGGAGGTAGTGGAGACTCAGACCTGCCTCTCCAGCATCAATGTTCTTGGCATCGTTGCCAGTAGCAGCAGTGGTATAGGCAGTACCGTGCTCTGCCGCCAGGGCGTGCATACCATCGAACTGCTTGGAGGAGGTGTAGGTGTTGTCTGCATAGATGAGTCTGGAGCCTATGCGCCTCTTCAGGCCCTTCTCAGACTCGATGAGGACTCGACTCTCATAGTTGTTGTACGTGCCATAGATACCCTGCACGTACTTGTCCAGTTTGCGCTGGATATAGGTAGTACGAAGAGTCATCTCCTTCTCTTCATACTCTACATCATCAGACCAGGAGAGTTGCTCCCCAACCTCTATCTCCTGGACTGCATCTTCAGTAGTGGTCTTCTCTCTCAACCACTCTATCTTGTTGCCAGTGTGTGCAGCCTGGGCCACTGCTACCCTGTCCAGAGGATTGTTCCGCTTGATGTCTTCCTCGAAGACACCAGGAATCTTCATGGACTGGGTAAGTTTAACGGCCTCGGCTAGGTTCTTCCAGTGTCCGCCTCCGTCTGCCACGTCAGTCTCCTTTACTTAGTGTTAGCAGTCCGAGTGCCTCGGATAGGAGTAGCGTCGAGTACTCTCCTTGCTCTATCCATGTCAGAGAGAGGTTGAGTACCACCGCCTCCTGCTCCAGTAGCATAAGGGCCAGGACCGCCACGAGAAGTTGCCAGTGCTTTCAGTGCTTCCTCAAAGGCATCAAGTTGGGCTGGAGTCTTACTAGCAAGCTGCTCGGCAGTTACCTGGCCAGGATATGTAGCAACGATTAGTTTAGTGCGGAGTTCCAATGCCAACTTGGATGAGTCTCCCACTTCCTTCCTGGCTGACTCCAACTCTACCTTGAGCTTCGCAGCCTCCTCAGTGGACTGAGGCGCTGCACCCGACTGACGGGCCTGTTCCAGTTCCTTGACTTTAGCGTTTGCAGCAGCAAGAGAAGTCTGGGCTTCAGAGAGGTCCAACCGTGCCTTATCTATGACAGAGTTGTGAACTCCCTGTGCTTGTTCTGCTTGCTTCTGCAGACTCTCCTTCGCCGCTATCAGGTCAGACTCACGCACTACCTTGTGTCCACCTACATACCAGGCGCCATCCCGAATCTCAAACTTTGGAGTCTGGTCGCCAGGAGTAGGTGGAGGAGCCTGACCGTTAGGCTGGCTAGAAGCACCTGTCCCATCAGGTTCTGGCATGAGTATCCTCCTACAGTCCTGAGTATATCATGGTATCCGCCCATTGTCAAGGAGAAACAATTAGGGTGCTAATGAGGGATATTTTATTTCCCCGCCTTCTTCCAGGAGATAGTGACCGAGAAGGCCACATCCTGGTTGCTGGTATCTACGTCCAGTATCGCCAGTGTTACCGAGAACCTCCAGAGTCGCATTGTCCACTCCATCATGTTGCTCCTCCTTATTCTGCCATACTAGGGATAAGATAGCTATTCTTGTACTGCTCATATAGGGCTCTTGACCTGGAGGAGAGCAGTGTATCAGTTACACCGAAGAAGTATGTCCAGGCGTCCAGTTCAGGGTCAAGCATCCGCAGACGCTGACGGGCAGTGCGGGTAGTAGACGTGAACCAGGAGATAAGCTTCTGACCTTCAGGCCCAGGCAGTTGCTGGAGAGCCTCCCGCTCTGCACCACGAGCTACCTCGTATCGCCTAATGGCCTGGCGCTGGTCATCGGAGAGTTGCTCCATGACCAGAGTCCGCACCATTCTGTAGGGACGAAGAAACTCGCGGCTAGTGTTCCAGTACAGCTTCTCCATCTCATTCCAGTCATACTGGATACGGTCAAGGAGGCGCTGTCTGTACTCTCCAGTCAGAGACTCTAGGATGATGTCTATCTTTGCATAGTAGGCGTCAAAGTCATACTCATCCCGACCTGACTCCCAGTTGAAGATAAGTTCAGGCCTGATATCATAGTAGAGGTAGAGGAGCTCCTGGTCAGGAGAGTAGGTAGGAGATGTGATGCCAAACTTTGCCAGTCTCTCCTCCCGCTCGGCAAGAGTCTTAGGAACATCGGGGTAGGCTCTCTTGCCCATCTCACGGACTGCTACAGCGGCGTCAGAGAGGAGTTTGCCTCTGGCAGAGACCCACTGGTCAGGACCTATCTGGCCACTAACCCACTGGGCAGTTATAGCATTAAGGCTAGGCGAGAGCAGAGTACCTTGCTCATCATAGATGCCAGTCTGGCGATAGTCAGTGTAGAGTTGGTCTACCTTCTCATAGTAGTCACGGATAGCAATTTCTTCCTGCTGCATGGAGGAAGGAAGGAGTGGAGTTGCTATCCCCTGCCACCGCTGGAAGGCCTCAGACTCATAGAGTATCTTCTGCTGGAGAGCGTCAAGAGGATAGTAGTCAGAGAACCTCTTACCAGTGGTAGGATACTGACGCTGAATCTCGTCTTGAACAGATATAGGAACACCAGTCAGTTCCTCAATAAGTTCCTTCATCTCCTGCTGCATCTGGATGTACTCTTGAGGACGGATTCGGAAGATACCCATCTGCTCAAAGAGTACTCCCTTCCAACCAGTCGCCTTTGCTTCTGCACGGAGCCAGATGCGCTCCTCATCAGGAGTGAGCTTCTGGCCAGAGTGCTTCTTCCTCCAGAGCTCATCTGCATCATAGCCTAGCTCACCGAGAGTAAGCATAGTCTGATAGTCACGGAAGCGGTCTGGGAAGAGATGGTCTATGACCTTACCCGCCTGCACAGGCGCTACTGCTCTGGCAGCATCTATGCCACTCTTGGCCCAGGCAGGTAGCACTTCGCCCCACTCAGGCTTGCCGACAGAGGCACCTTGCAGTACGATAGGTAACATGATATGGACACCTGGATAGAAGCCTAGACGCCCAATGTAGTCCACCATCTTCATACCAGGGACTGCATCATAGTACTCAGGATAGTCACGGTTCATCAGGCGCCTGAAGCCTCCCATATAGACACTGCCACGAAGAGGGTCGAACTGGATGTCAGTGCCAGGTACTGGTATGTAGCCTTCGTCAGAGGCATCCATGTATCTGGCAACGCTAGTGGCTACTCCAGGGCGCTTTAGCATAGTGCGAGGAAGCCAGAACCAGCGCTGACTTTCATAGGTCCAGAAGGGGAAGATGGTTCGCATGACTGCATCTACTATGTTGGGGTCACTGTAGTCAGTGAAGTCCATAGCGTACTGTTCACGGGCTTTAGTCATGGCTTGCTCACGAGTAGCAATCCACTTATCATCATAGAGGCCAGTCTGCTGGAGGTCATCTGCCACTCCAGACAGGTAGTTCTTGAACCTGATGTACTCATCCTCAGGCATCCCACTAGTCCCAAGCAGTCGCTGGAGCTCCTGTCCGATACTGTCCAGTTGCATCATAGATGGAGCCATAGGGTCTGCTACAGTAGAAGGGTCTATGCCTAATGCCCGCCACATCTGGTCATAGACATCTCCTATGGCCTGCTTGGTGAAGCCTATCTGGTCTGCGCTCTTGCCGACTCGAGTAGCCGCCTGGTCTGCTCGCATAAAGACCCAGTCTATGAAGTCCTCTTTAGGATTGATAGTGACCAGGGCGCCAGTCTTAGTGAGTGCTCGGTTCAGGTCATCACCAGTGGTCTGGAAGAGATAGGCAAGATGAGCAGGAGTCAGCTTACCAGGTACATCAGGGATAGGCAGAGGAGCAGGTGCAGGCGCCCCAAGAGACCGCATCATGCCAAGTTTGAGTTCCTCTATCTGGCGCTGGTACTGGGCATCTGCTATCTTCATAGGAGCATAGATTTCGTCAGTCCGCTTGTTATCCAGCCAGTCCCACCAGGCAGCATCTCGCTTGCGGGGAGGAGTAGCCTGGATGGCAGAGTTGATAAGCTGCCTATCCAGGTCGCGGTAGGCAAGGATACTAGTGTTGCGGAGATTGAGGGCGTTAGTTAGGGCATCGAGATTAGTTATCTGCGCCTCAGTGAGAGGAGGCATAGACTTCTTCGGGTATGCAGAGTCGAAGAAGTTGCGGTACTGCCTAGGTATCTCGGGTGCAGATGGGTTAGCCAGCCACTCCGCAAAGTTATCTGAGAACCGCTCATGGACTACAGAGAACTCCTTATAAGAGGATACATAGTTTTGCCTGGCCAAGAGTCTTTGCCGTTGTCGTTCAGTCAGACCTCCAGTTATCCCTTTAGTCGCATCGTCCATCTGAAGAAGTAGCTGGTTAGCCTCCTTATACCTACCTGCCTCATAGAGGGCATCTATGTGACTATGGCCCAGTTCGTGGAAGAACGTACTCTCATTCACATCATCTAGGCTAGTAAAGTTAATGCGCTTCTCGCCAGGAAAGTACCGCGCATGAACTCCGCCCATCTCAGGAGAGAGTACTATCGCCTTGATGTTGTACTTGAACTCTGCTGGCAGCTTCTCCAGCATAGCCTGTATCCTTGCAGAGTGAGGCTGGAGGGCGGCATCGAGAGTTATCTGGCTCATGTCTACTCTACCAACTCGCCTAGCCACATCCTTTATGTCAGTAATTATCTTATCTATAGAGTCCTTGCTGACCTGCATATAGTCAGCTAGGACCTGGCTGGAGGCGAGGTAGAAGTCATCCTTTTCCTTACCCCGCAGCAGACGGCCTCTAGCGCGAGTTATAGCTCTGACCT